CGAAGGAGAGCTCTGAACAACGTGAAAGACATGATCATGGTTTTACCTCAAAACAGTAAAGCCAAGACCGCTGTCGCGAAGACCAGAGCTGGACAAAATCGCTGCTACAAGTGCAGGAGTACCAAACACACATCGCACGATTGTGACCTCACAATGTGCTGCGTTTGTGGATCTGATACTCATGTACCTTTCCCCAATGGAGACCGAATAAAAGGATGCCCCAGACTTGTTCATATGCCTGAAAAGGAACAATATGAATTAGGAATGAAGGTGTCAAAATTTTTGGACGATAAACTGAATTACGATAACAAATGCCAAGACGGAAGCCCCATACACGAAGTTTGCAAACATTGCGGCTGGTCTACTCATAAAGAAAGCCGCTGTGAACGCAAACGAGAACGAGAAAATACCGTTCCTGATGACGATGACTCTGAGATTGATGAACTTCGAGAAGCTGCTGCTGAACAGCAAGACAAGATCAAGCAACTCGAATTAATGCTCAAGAAAAAGAATGACGAACTGGAAGCCGTGCCCAAGACCGGCGTTTCCCAAGCGGAAATGCGCGACCAGATAATGTCAATCTTCGACGAAATCAAGAACGGAAAGATTCCCCCACCCCAAACCGACCAAGATGAAGAACTCTTTGTAGACGAAGGACCTGTTGAACAACACGAAAACGACTACTCAGACACTTTTCATCTCTTGCAAAGGACTCAATGGAGTACAAAGTGGATTGGAAAAGACACTCAGTACTCCTTTGATGATGATATGGACCGAGAAGCAGAAGCTGCTATGACTGAGAAGGCCATGAATGACCCCAATCTTGCATATCAGCCCTACTTTGAAGATGAATACCAAAATCAAAAAGTTACACTTAGCTTCTTTGAACAATTCAAAGCGATGTTACGATCGCCTATTGCTTTTTTCAAAAGAAATGCTATGAAGTCTATCTTTTTAGGAACTGCCTGTGTCTTGATCTACCACGGTGTTGAAAGAGTTTATAACTTTTTCAATTCTGATGATGAAGACCAAAAGATTATCGAAGATACGGACCAATTGTTTGCTACTTCCGACCACCGTCATGGTCGTGCAAGAAACAAGCAATCTGGAAACCGTGTCACTCCCCGAACCCACTATGACATGTATGCTGCAGGAAACGAGGTGTTGACAGCTACAGGCAATAAAGGATCCGCTATGAAGCGGTTCACTTATGCCTGTCTGGAAATACCTTCTCTTGGAGCAGTTGCCCTTGCTATCCCGATTGTTGGAAACGTCTTAGTCACGTACCGTCACTGGTTGCGTGGAGAAGAGGTTCCCGATGGAACACCCTATGTTTTATTGTACAGAGGACAGAAATATTCTGGAATCTGGAGCAATAGAGCTGTCTACCACTACCCTGACCGACCGGACATGATGGCTATGCAATGTTTCACCAAAAAGACACTCGTCTTTTCAACATTGCCTAGAAAAGAATTTTTGACTGCTGCAGAATACGAGAACGTTTCTACGTCTGTTTGCGATCTATGGAGCACATCCCCAAAAGGAAATGCTAACATAGTGAGAAAGCCGGCGTTGATACATCGTGTATCTGCCTACTCTAAGGACATGTACCAACATGTTCTTAAGAAAGAAAAGGAAGGAGAGAGCCTTGCTTTGCTGTTTGCAGTAAAGTATGGTTATTTCATTGACATGGAACTGGACCCTGGTGCCTGTGGTCAAGTTATACGCTTGACCGGAGGACACTACAATGGACGCGTTGCAGGAATGGTAGTGGCATCTAGCAAAGAATCACAGAATCCACGATCGCATATTACACCAGTCTTCCAAGAAGACGTGCAATACGCGACCGACATTTTCGAAGGAAAGATGCTGCCCAAACCCAAACGCGTTCAAGAACTAGTGGCTACGGCTCCGTACAAATTTGTACCTAGCCCAGCCACTGGAAGCAACATTGTTGCAATCACTGATCAACCCATGGATCAGATCCCAACTATACCTCTCAATTCTTCTTTGAAGAAGAGTAGTATAGCTGATGATCTGGTTGCACATGGTTTCAATGAGTGTAACAAAGAACCACCGATATTGACTGCCTCCGACCCCAGAGGTGACGGAAATCCTTATGATCACGTTATAAACGATGTGAAGGAACCCTCCGTCATTGACTGGGATCAACGAACTGCTGATGAAGTAGTGGATGAAATGTTTTCTAGCTATTCTCAAAAGATTGGAACTTGTTTTACTCCCTACACCTTTGAACAAGCCGTTCGCGGTGTGGCTGGTGAGATGGCCCACATACCAACTGGAACATCTGCCGGAGCACCCTACTGCTTTAGAGGAATTAGGAAGAAAGACCTGTTCCAGATTGCTATGGATGGAACCCTGACATACGACCCTGCTTTCAAGGATGAGGTGATGGACATGTACTATAAATTCATTAAAGGTGAATTTGTGGAAAGTGACTTCGTCGCATACTTGAAAGATGAACTACAACGACCCGAAAAGATCAAGGAAGGAAAGACTCGCGTTATCTATTGTGGAGACGTGAGACTGACCATCATTGTTCGAATGCTGATAGGCAGAATGATGGCTGCTATTCAATCGAAGTGTGGACAACTTCCACCTTCTGTTGGACTCAACCAATATTCTGTTGATATGAACCTGATGAAAGATTACCTGGACGAAGTAAAAGGTGACTTTTACCTCGCTGGAGACTACAAGACTTTTGACCGAAAGACCCGAAAGGAAGTGGCTCGTGCCAATCTTAGCTTTATGAGACGATTCTTCAAAGGACCTGAATACACCGACGGCATGTGGGACAATCTTTGGAAATACTCTTTCCAGTCCCCTGTCGTCTTCAACAACAAGAAAATCGAATTTGATTTCATCATCCTCTCTGGGATGGCGTGGTTGTGGTTATGTAACTGCAACGACAATGAGATCAATCTTCGATACACACTGAAGAAACAGATCAAAGGCTTTGACTTCAACACCGAAGCACGAGTCATCACCCTAGGAGATGACCACATCGCCAAGATCCATGAAAAGTACAGCTATCCTGCTACAAAGTTGCAAAAAGGACTGAAACAGTACCTCGCACAAGAATACACTTCTGATGTGAAAGGTGCTCCCTTACCAGACTTTAGAACTTTTAGCCAGATTACTTATCTTGGAGCTTGCCCCCAATATGTGATGGGTGTTTGGCATGGTGCCCCCAAAAAGGACATGCTGCAGAACACTCTTCAATACACCCGGAATGACAACAAGACCATTCTTCCTGAGTGCCTCTCCGTGATTGAATACGCGTCATTGTGGGACAAGGAGACATACCTTGCCTACAAGAACGTGATCACGAAAGCCTGGAAGAAGAAAGACATCGACATCGCCATGTACATGATTTCTACCACTTATCATGAATTACAAGACCTTGTCCGACACCGAACCCGAACCCCCCCGAACTACCTGATTGCCACCACTGGAGAAACAACTCAAGGACAATCAAACACGTACACAAAGTTGATGGTTGACGAGAACACTCTTGAGAAGACTAGCACTACGAACACTTCACCTGCAAACTTATCTATGCAAGTGAACGACCCTCCTGCTACTCTCAGATCTGGACTTGAAACAAAGGTTGTGAGAAAAGCTTTCACCTGGGACACGGATATGGCTGTGGGAGAGAACATCATGAAGATGACTACTCCCCTTGATATCCTTGTTACTGGTGGAACCAACAACATTCAGAACATGGCCTTTAACGACTATCGCTTTGTGCGTTTTGATATGGAAACTACTTTCGTGCTCAAAGCTAGTAAGTTTTACACGGGAATAGCTGGACTTTCCTGGTCTCCTTTGGACGACAATCGCGCTGGACAAAATGGCTGCAAGATGTTCTTCACC